TTCGCCAACCTGGCTAGTGCCGCCGTTGTCGAACAAGTCCAACACCGCAGCTTTTTTTTGAATCTTAGCCATCCTTATTTCCTCTCTTGATTAACTTCACCTATTAGACTAATGTGATATCACATCAGGGTCAATACAATTATTAACAAAATGTGGATTTATTTTACAAGTTACTGAAAACAAAGGAAAAGAAAATGAAATATCAATCGAAGGGATCAACTAAAAAAGCTCTGATCGTGCGGTTGCCGGTTGATTTAAAGACTCGACTTGATATCGAAAGCAACTTGCAGGGGATATCACAAAGCCGCCTGGCAACTGAGCTGATATCGAACGGCTTAGATCAAACTGTGGTTCATTTACCGACTGAAGCGCATGATGCCAGGGAAGCCGCCTGGTCAGAAGGTCAGGTAGATCTTGAAAACTGGCTGAATCGGATATGACCAAAACTTATATTTGGTTACCAGGTCAACCGGTCGGAAAGGGCCGCCCTAGATTTACCAGGACGGGTAGGGTCTACACCCCAGATAAAACTCGCAAGTTTGAACATCGCCTGGCTGCAACTGCATCCAATTACATGATTTTGCACCAGCTAGAGCCGACGAACAAACCGTGCCGCGTTATCATCAGGGCTCAATTTGAGATACCGAAGAGCTGGACGAAAGCAAAAAAGGCCCAGGCAATCAACAACGAGATCTACCCAGGGCGTCCAGACATCGACAACATTGCCAAAATCGTCTTGGATTCATTCAATAGCGTTGTTTTTGAGGATGATGATCAAGTTTATGATCTGCGAGTAGTTAAAACTTATGGAGATCCGTGCCTAGTTACGGAAGTGATATGGTAAAGAGAACGCCCCCACAAATTGTTGCAGGGGCGCTAGGACTAGGATACACTGAAAGAACCAACAACCAATGCAGCAGGGTCAGAATAGGCTGATCCTGCCCAAATGAAAAGGGTTAAAACGATGTCACACTACATGACTGCACTGGCGATGCAGAAAAAGGGGCTCAAGCCCGTCACAAAAATTGTGCTTTACTGGATAGCTGACCACCACAATAGCGAAACAGGCGCTTGTTTCCCAAGCTTGGCAACACTTGCAACTGAATGTGAGATGGATCGAACCACCATCATTCGTCATATTGATTCACTTTGCAGCATGGGGTTCATCGAAAAGGTAGAGAGAAACCGCAACAATGGCTCCAGAACTAGCAACGGATATCGCTTAAACCTAGCAAAACAACCCGTCGTTAATTGCGACCCCCCCCGTCGCAAAATGCAACCACCCCCCGTCGCAATTTGCAACCCCCTTAACCTTGGAACTAATAACCTTGGAAGTATAACCTCTAAAGATATGTGCATTTTCGATGATCTTTGGAAGATCTATCCGAAGAAGATCGGCAAGGGTACAGCAAGAAAAGCGCTGGCAAAGGCAATCACAAAAGCGCCGGTCGATAAGATCCAACATTCACTAGCACTCTTTGTTCGAGCATGGGGAAACCAAGATAAGAAATTCATGCCGCATCTGGCAACCTGGCTAAACGGGGAGCGATGGGATGACGAGCTTCAAGCGCCCTCGTTGCAAGACATGACATCAGATCAACAGATGCAAACAATACTTGGATCACTCCAGGACGAAAGAAAGTTACTCCAATGAAATACGATCAACGCACCCGCATGATTGGCTCATGGTTACAGCTAGAGCTGCAAGCCTACGATGTGCCGGCAAACCACACCACAGATCGTGCAGCCAAAGAGATGTCGGCAATGGTCGAAGATATCAACAGTGAAATATCAGACGGTATCAACGAAGACGCCCTCAACAATGTTCTCAGCAAGATGTCTCAGGATGTACGCAAGAACAACCGCACAAGATCATGGCCAACGCCCTACAATTTCGTCAAAGCAGCTCAGAAGTGCAGTGACGCATACAAGCCAGCGCAGATCGGATCAAGCCAACCCACTGCATTTGATGCTGACGCAATAGCAGCCAGGCGAATGAACGAAGGTCAGGCAGTAGCAGAGACATACGTCAAAGGATCTGGAGCAGATAGATTGCTAGAAAAAAACTTCGTTACGCTGAGCGTAATAGATATGTACCGGCAGAGCTTGGAACAAAACCAAATAGAAGCATACGCAAGGCCACATCAACAAGACCCATTAGAAGAGAACCCGTTTTAATGAGACCCAAGCAAGTCAAAGCTAAAGACCTTCGAGCCTTCACAGTCGTACCAATCAGAGCGCTGGGAGATCCAAGAGTATCAGCTTCAACATTCAGAGTATTAGCTGCATATTGTTCATACGCTGATCGCATGGGCAGAACATTCGTAAGCCAGGGCAGACTCGCAGAAACCTTGGGCGTAGGCGCAAGCGGTATAAGTTATCACGCAGTAAAACTTAGAAAGCTTGGGTACATGGTATACTGCAAACCATTCTTCAGGGGACAGAGGTCCACATCAAACCGAATAGTTTACGAGCCAAGCATCAAACTAGAGGCTACAATAAAATCGAGCCTATCGGCTAAACACCAAATGGAGATAGCAGAAGAAGAAAGAACGATGAAACAGGAACACGAACAGATGATAGCTGGTACTAACACCGATGCTGATCTTAGGTTATCTATGTTAATGGATGATTTTCAGTCTCACACAGCAGAGTTCTTTACACGGGCAATTTCGCAGGGATGGTGGATCAAGCACGATACCGCAGCAAGAGCAGCCAAGATGCTAGCTACTCAGGCCGTAGAGCTACTGAGAGAGCCACACAGTGAGGAAACAGCAGCATGATAAGTGGACATACCACATCGATTAAACCTGTGCTGTATGGACATAAAAGAACTAAGTGTCATAATCCGTATTATGTTAAATTAAATGTACCTACACATCAGATACTTAGCCAAATAAAGACGGATATGCCACACATATGCCACATTTCAGCGCAAAAACGACCCCCTTCCCCCCCCACCCCCGCGCGACTACATATGGGGTACACACAGCGCTATTTTTGGAAAAACCATGAAAGGGTTATTGTATGGCAAAAAGATTTAATTTAAATTTAACTATTTATTCAAGGGAGGGTTTATTATGAAGGGTGTAAAGCATTACACTTCAAGTGGTACGGTTCATACTGGGGCTAAACATAAGATGTCTAATGGGACGCTTCATACTGGCAAATCGCATACTGCATCGAGCAAGAAGCTGTTTCACTACAGTGGACTTTCTAAATCGGCGCAAGCAAACACTAAGGGAAAGAAGGGAAAGTAAATGGCTAAGAAACCAGGACTATACTCGAACATAAAAGCTAAACGTGATCGTATTGCCTCTGGCAGTGGAGAGAAGATGCGTAAGGTTGGCTCTAAGGGCGCTCCTAAAGCTTCTGCGTTTAAATCTGCTGCTAAGACTGCGAAAAAGAGATAGGGTGTCTGGTCTTGGCGTGCGTGACCCTATGACGGTTGTGACTTGGGCTGTTCGTCCTGAAGGTTTGCACGTCTGGCGTGACGGTGATCTTGTTGCTCTTATTGACCACGGTTTATTTCCTCACATGATTGAGGATCTTGCCCGTGGTCTTTTGGAGAAAACCCAAGAGAATATTAAGCACATTTGGTAGCACGAACCAAAACAAATCTACCCCGTGGTAAAGACTGTTAAGATTGTACCGCCCACCTAATACTTAAACCATAAGCTCAAAGTGAGGTCCATCTATAAATGGCCTTCTGTTCTGAGATCTCCGCTCATCAATATAACTATTCATTGCATCTTCCATACTACCATCAAAGTAAGCGATGTTCGGTACAGTCCAGCTTGCTCCCCATCTAACAGGAACGTCAACCTCTCGCGCTGCTTGGGCCATAGCGTCAGCAATATCATCATAAAGGTTAAGCTCCCATGATGCTCGACTGCCGCAGTAAGCCATCAGGTCTACAGCTAAACCATCTAAATGCTTAGACTTCATTGTCTGAGAAGCACCCTTCTCAACCAACTCACGCTGCTCCTCAATGGTCCTCATGCCACAGATCACACCGAAGTCTACTTTAGTTGAATGGATTGCAGCCCTAACAACAGCAGCCAGTCGTTCGTCTACATCAATAAGCCTGTCTTCGCTTCTATTAGATAATTTAAATGTCATTTCTTACCTCCAAAAAACTTACTAACACCACGCATACCTATGCTTGCAGACACAATGCCACCTAAAGAATACTGATACCAATCAGGCATAACCTCTAGTGCTATGAATCCGCGTTGAACAATGGCGTTACCCCAGTCACCACAGAAAGCTAAGATAAGCGGAATACTAAATAATAAAGTAATCCATTCATCTTTCCAGCTATTCTGTGTAGCCTTCATTGCCTCAAGATCCCAATCAAGTTCGCCAGTTGCAATCTTCATTTTAGTTTGAGCTTCAGCTTTCTTAACAGCGGTCTTACCATCTATAAAACTAGTGGCTAAACCAGCAAGGCTACTCACTATGCTTAACATTTGACTTTCCTATATTTGTTACACCAAAGAAAACTCCGACAATCCCTGCTACGGATACAAAATAAATTCCAGCTATGGATGATAAGGCAGATGTTGCTTCACTCAATCCTATCCAAGCAGTCACAATAATACAGAAAGGATACAGCAACATCCCGAACAGGCAAAAGTACACAACTCTTCTTTGCATATCTCTCTTACTGTCTTCATCATCTAAGCGCCTTCGCCTGTCTTCTAGATCCAGCAACGCCCACTCATCAACACAAATAGAACCATTGGCGTCTAGGTCTGCTTTCTCAAATTCCGTCATTATTTATTACTCCCCGCCCAAATCGCAGCACCCCAAATCATACCGCCAGTAGCAGTTGCAAATAAAGCTACAAAGAAAGCTACTGATAAAAACCAAAAGATCTTATCACGCTTCTCTGCCTCTGCCTCAAGAGCTAGTTTTTTTCTTTTACGGGCCTTCGCTGTTTCAGCTACAACCATGTCCCATAATCCTGGCTCCGCATTGGGGCCGCTTCTGCATAGCGAACGCAGTTCTTCCAAAGCTTTTTTATGCGCCATACGCGCAGAGGCTATGGCAAACCCTTCTTGTTCTGAGGAGCTAAGGCGACCTATCGGCCCCTTATGCTTTCCACTTTCAGCTAGATTTATTTCACTTTCAATCTCAGCAAGTTTGCCAAACGCGGGCATCAGTTCATTAACATCCTTGCCTGCTTTAATAGCAGAGCTGATACCACCGGCTACTTGTGTAACCATACCGGCAAGAGCCAAGACCTCAATCATGTTAACGCTCCATTAGCGGTTATTCTGCGGCTTCCTCTGTTTAGGTCAAAGCTAACTGGCAGTGTATCCATTGCCAGCGGTAATAGCGGCATTAGTTGCCGTCATATCTTCGCTTGTCCAGTAGTCCTTGGCAACCATGAGTTCCAAGTGTTCTACGTTACGATCTACACAGCCTTGGCGGTCTGCTGCATCATCGTCAGCCATTGCATTACCTGCAATAACGTCAGTGATAAGTGAACCTGAGTGACCCATTGCTGTGTAGTGCTGTGCAATTTCTTCTGTGGTTGGTGTATCAGTCATTGTATTTATCCTTCTAATGTAGCTATTCTAGCCAATGCTGCATTCAATGCTGTTGAAAGTTCTTGTACTGCTTTGACTAAAACAGGGTAGGTTTTCATTGGATCAGCTTCTAACATTTCAACTTTTCCACTATCTAAATTTAGTTCACCTGTTCCAACTAGACGCATATGGTCAGCATAGTCTGTAGCATCTCCTGCTGTTTTTAATTCTTGAGCAACAAAACCAAAGTCTTTCTTACCTACTCTAGACCCATCCCTTGCATTCCAATCAAAAGAAACAGGACGAAGTGTTTTAATAAAGTCTAGCCCTAGTGGGACATCAACAATGTTTTTCTTATCTCTTTCATCAGACAAAGAAGAAATACTTGTATCAGCACAACGCAGATTATTTGTACTTGAGTTTCCTAGAGTAAATTCATTACTTACTGTAGCACCTGAGGATAATGCAAAGTAACCCACCATCGTGTTATTATCGCCACTTGTGACGTTATTGAAACCTGCGTTCGTTCCAAGAAAAGTGTTCTGATCTCCAGTTACAGTGAAGCCTGCCAAATGTCCAATAGCAACATTTTTCTCCATAGACTGACCAGCAGACAACGCATACTGCCCAATAGCGGTATTATGGAAACCTGTCGTTAAAACTTCGCCGGCCTTCTCCCCAATAAACGTATTATCGTAGCCAGTGGTCATAGCAACAAGGGCACTTTTACCCATAGCGACGTTTCTTACTCCTGTTGTACAAGAAGTCAAAGCATTATACCCAACCGATGAGTTTCCGGCTCCGGTGGTGCTAGCAGCATTAGCGGAGTAACCAACTGCGGTGTTATCAGCTCCTGTGGTATTGAGGCGCAAAGCTCTGTACCCAAATCCCGAATTGTTGTTTCCTGTGGTGTTGGTGGTGAGGGAGTCCCTACCAAACGCACAACAGAAAATGGCTGTAGTGTTGCTGTATAGTGCCTTAGAGCCAAACGCATCAACATTGTGAGTTGTTGTATATGCAGCTTGAAAACCCACTGCTGTTGAGAAGTTAGAATTGTTTGTAGTTGTTAAGCCTTGTAAAGCTTGAACGCCAATGGCTGTGTTACTGTGTGAAGTTGTAGCAGCGGTTAAAGCACTCGAGCCAACCGCTGTGTTGTTAGATGCAGTACTAATCGCATCACCAGCAAGTCCACCAATGAGGGTGTGGTTTGTGCCAGTCGTAACATTTGAACCCGTGTTATATCCAATAGCTATGTTGTAAGTATCCACGGCTGAACTAGGATTTTGACGATACAAAGCTGAGTAACCTATACCCACAGACCTACTGGCTAAAGTACCAAGACCACCTGCAAAAGCTCCGACCATTGTGTTTTCTATGCCAGTAGTCTCATTTTCACTAGCATTATGACCAATTGCAATGTTGTATGCATCACCCGCCGAAGCAAGGTTATGCGTTTTTAAAGCATTATTACCTACTGCGACATTCTTTGAAGATAAAATATTTGTAGTTAATGAACCATATCCTACGCCTACATTATTTCCTGACGTAGTTGTAGCATCGCCACTCTGATAGCCCACAAATGTATTTACATCACCCGTACTAATCGCCGTACCCGCCTCATCGCCCACGACAGTGTTGTAGTTACCGCCAGAGGCTATTGAGTTACCTGCGTTAACGCCTGCTCTGAAGTTAGATGTACCTGCTGAAGCTGTAATAATATCTGCACCAGTAGCAAATGTTACGTCTGCGGCAAAGTTAGCTGCACCGTCTACGTCCACAACGTCGAGGTTAGTCGTGCCGTCAATATCTACATTCCCAGATATATCTAAACTTGCAGCAATTATTTCACCACTAGCATTAATCGCACCGTTAATATCTATTGTCGTGGCAGCAATTTGTATCTCTGTATCAGCTACAATATCTAACTGCCCGTCTGTACTAGAGTTAATAAATATGGCACTGTCACGAAAATTTACTTTGTTAGCGCTTGATATGGTTCCGCCAGTAGGACCAAATACCTGATCGGCCCTGGCAAGAGGAAAGCCCCCTGCTGTAGATCCGTTATGTACTACCGCGACTTCCTTGTCTGTATCAATAGTGACCTCACCCTCCGCGCCGGTGAATGAAGAATGTTGAGAAGTCGTGCCCCTCCGCATTTTGATTTGAGTGGACATTATGCAATACTCCCGTAATCTGCTGTTGCTCCAACAGCGTCAGTAATTAAACCAAAGTTGGCTAGATATTCTAAGTCTAATAATTCATCTACCTTGTTCGTAACCGATGAAACCGAATTGGCTGCTGCTGTAGCAGAGTTAGCAGCATTGGTTGCATTTTGCCCAGACGCAGCAATGGAAGAAGCAACAGCCGCAGCCGCCGTAATGTCTGAAGATATTGCAGCAAGCGTATTCATTGCAGATACATTGGATGACGTACCTAACGTATTCATGTCACTTACTACGTCAGATGTAGCGAGTACGTTCATATCCGTTACGACATCTGAAGTACCCAAAATAGCCATGTCTGCAACTAGAGCGTCGCTACCTAATATGGCCATGTCAGCTACAATAGCGTTAGTTCCTAAGATCGCCAGGTCTGCAACGACTGCCGATGTACCAAGAACTCCCATCGCAGATACATTGGCGCTTGTACCGAGTATGCCCATATCCTCAACAATAGCGGCAGTTCCCAATATTGACATATCCGTAACAACGGCACTAACCCCTAGTAAGGCCATAGCCGTTACGTTAGCTGACGTACCAATTTTACCCATTGCAGCTACATTGGCGCTTGTGGCAAGAATGTTCATGTCCTCAACAACAGCAGCGGTTGCTAAGACATTCATGTCAGTAACAACGTCTGAGGTTCCCAAAATTGCCATGTCAGCTACAAGGGCATCACTGCCTAAAATTGCCATATCAGCCACAAGGGCGTCAGTTCCTAGAATGGCCATATCAGCGACTGCTGCTGATGTTCCCAGTAAGGCCATTGCAGATACGTTGCCAGACGTGCCTAATAAAGCCATGTCCTCTACGATAGCAGCCGTGCCTAAAATACCCATGTCAGTTACAACAGCACTAACCCCAAGCAATCCCATTGCCGTTACATTACCACTTGTACCTAGTATGCTCATGTCTTCTACAATGGCGGCTGTACCTAAGATTGACATATCTTCGACGGCAGCAGTCGTGCCGAGAACATTAATAGCCGCAGTAACATTAGCCAAAGACTGAACAGCGGTAATTTTTGGACCGGCTTCTGGATCTCCGCTTGTTGCGTTAAACCCCAGAACCGTACCCTTACGCACATTCTTTACGGGGAGCTTGAGGTTTGTAGAAACATCACCAGCGTCAAGAAATAAAGAACGATTAATTTTTTCATCAAGCTGTTGTGCCATGATAACATTACTATCAAGTTGTTCATTCAAGCTTGAAGCCAACAAATCACCAGCAGTAACAAAGTCTGTTGTTCGAGATAACTCACGACCACCAATGATTGTAAGAACATCTGAAGATTGCAAAGCAACTCCAAGACTAATTGAACCAGTACCGTTTGAGCTAATTGAAACGCTATAGTCATTAGTTAAAGTTAATGTTGCTGCGTTTTTATGAACAGAAATATCGGTTGCTGCAAGTATGTTAAAGCTAAAGGCAAAAGGTCCAGTGCTGGTATTACCAGTAAACTGAACTCTCCTTACAACAGGGTTGATTGGGACACTCATATCTGTTTCCTTTTTAATCGCTCAATTTATAGCACGGTTATTCTATTCAATCAAACACGTTTGATAGATCTGGAGATCTTGAAGGTGAAGTGTCACCAGCAGACCACCAAGATTTCTGACCATACTGTTTCCTATAGTCTTTTTCTTTTCTTCTAAACTTAGTCCTTGCTTTTGGATCAGCCCATAATTTTGCCTGGTCAAGTACAAGACGCTCCAGCGCAAGGCGAGAATACCAAAGAGATGATCCAGGTGTATATCTACCAGCGAAGCTAATAAACTCTGACGCCGCGTTTGTATCTTTACCCTGGGATGCTTGAATAATATTTTCAATAGTAAGCTTTTGAAGGTCGCTTGCAAACCCAACCACAGGACCGGCAACTGTAGATGCTAATCCACCGCCAAATCTGTTTACATTTCCAAACATAAAATCGCCATATATACCTAGACCACCGCCCTGCAACAGAGCAGCGCCCCAAAACTCAGGACTATCCATTGGCCTTGGATCGCGACCCTTACTCATTTCTTTGAGCTGCATTGCCAAAGCGCCCATTAGTGTCGTGCTAATTAATAGATCTGCAAAGTAAGTGCCTTTGCCACGGGCCGTTGGTTGAGCCAAGCCACGCATGATATGAGTATTAACTAACGTAACCCCAAAGCCTTTATACATAGCAAAAGATCTGGTCAGCTCACCGGCCAGTGTCCCTGGCCTTGTGTCTCCAGTTAATGCAGTACGTCCCCTAATTGAAGTGCTTGGAACAGCAAAGTTAGTTTCTGTGTCTATCATAACCATTAAAGCGGTTGCCAAGTCTTGAGCGTCACCGGCGCTTATGTCAGTACGGTTTTCAATCTTATCAGCAGTAAGGAATGACGCGCCTTCATGTTCGTGAAGGGGGGTCTTCCTCATTACCTCCCATTTTTCCGCGCCAATATTGTAGTGGTTCATGCTTTTCTGCATATTTGCCGGTAGCTGATCGAAGGTCTTGCCAACATTATCACCTAGAAAGCCAAGGTATTCCATGCCAAAGGCCCATCTACCGGCCTGGGTCCAAGGGGAAAGCAACGAGGCCCTCATAACAAAATCACTTATTCGCCTGGTAACTTCTGGCCCTGACATATCTCCAACATAACGCATTTGACCGGCCGCAAGCGATGACCAACCTTCAGCAGTTAGGCCAATTCTTATAGCCAGCTTGCCTTTTTCTTTAAGGGTAAGAGGGTTCATAAGCTTTAAGTAACTATTAAGAATTTTAGTTTGTGGAAGCCCGTTCATTCCCCTGGCTATTCTACCAAAATTCATATCCGTAACAGCGGCAACGGCAGCAGATCCAAGTTGGGCCGATTGCAGAGTTTGGCGAAGACCGGCAAATCCAGTAGCAAACACCCCGTCAACTGGAGCGTTATTAGTTCCAACAATTACAGAATATAGATCATCCACAGCTTCCCCTGATTTTGTGGCTGCTCTCATTTGCTTTTCATCACCTGATAGGTCAGCTTCTTTTCTTAAAGTATCTTTAACAAATCTAACGGTTGCTTTTGGATCTGGCCCCAGGACTTCCATCATAGCAATATCACGCGACATTGTATCTATATGACCCATCATAGCATCGAATGGGTTCGGATTACCAAATTTCTCCTGGTATTCCATCCAGGATTCGGCGTCCTTAAATACAAAGAAACGATGGTCTTGGTTCCTAGAAGCAAGAGATTTATTGCCCGAATATTGACCTTCTTTTATTTTGTTAGACCCATCTGATCTTATAGTTTCATAAGAATCTCGTAAGGCAATCTCAAGTTTTTGCGGAGAAAATGCCAAGCCGGTTTGCTCGTCAACCATTTTGTTTAAATCTAAACGGCCACGAATAAAATTGCTCCACTCAGTAAATCCAGCAGAACGAACTTTAATAGAGGCGTGAAACTGAGGAAGGCCCCAATCAATTCTATTAACTATAGCTCCGCCAGCAGCATTAAACCTTTTGCGAAGATATTCAGAGGAAGCTTTCCAGCCCTCCATCATCTGCCTGGCAGAAATATCTCCAGTATCTTCCCCAAAAATTTCACGAATTAAATTCTTTAACTTAGCTTTTTCCTGAGTTTCCCCAATAATATTTCTTTTAAACGTAGCCAGATATTCATTCATAGTTGAATTAGCTCTGTTCTTTACTACGGAATGAATTTGAGCAACGCTTTGAAATTTAGATGTTTGAGACTGCTCGAATAAATCTAATGCAGCTTTGTATTTGTTCTGAATGCCAGTAACTGTTTTAAAGGTATCCAGATGTATTTTTATTTTCTGCCAGGTCTTAGCCTGGAGCATAGCACGGCGCTTGCGCTCTAATATGAGCTTTTTGGTTGCAATGGTTGTTTCGCCAGCAGCTCTTGCTGTAGCAGCAGCCCCACCCATTTGCTTATTATACTTAACTTCCAACTCATCAAAGAGGCTAAAGATTTCGTCAGCACTCTCTTGGTTAATTTCTCCAGCCTTAACGCCATCATCAATGCAATTTTTAAAAGTCATATTGTGCAGAACTCCAAACGCTTAATCATTAATTCCTGTTGATCCAATTCTTTTTTCAAATTTGATAAGGTCATAGGTACAACTTCTAAATCATCTCCAGCAGCATTTGCCTTTTGTCCCATAGGAAATTCAAGATCAAGGTTGACATCTGCCGAAGTGATATCTAAATTGAGGTCGGAGGTATCATCCATGATATTTGTTAATTGGGACGGGCGTCCCGCTATTTCTGTTTCAGCCAGCGAAGCCGTGGCCATCCTTGAGCCAGGCGGGGCTTGGGTTCCCGTTGACGCAGACGATGTTTCCAATACGGGTCGTGTCATACCAAGTGCGGCAGCATTCAAGTCTACATTCTCTGGAACATTTGGAAGCTTTGAGATACCAGGCAAATCTTGAAAAGATTGATCTTCTAACTTTAAGGCAGCGGAATATAGGTTTCGCATTTGCTGTCTAAGATCTTCTTTAACTTTTGGATCAGTAGAATTTCTACGAACTTCATATAGATCGTGGCCTTTAGATTTTTTTGCTTCACGGACTTTTGGTGACCAAATTTGAATTTCTGAAATAATGCCGTTTGGAGTTCTGACTAAAATCTTTCTGTCAAAATATCCATCTGGTGTAAGGTTCCAGCCTTCATCTAATATTTCTGCATCCCGTCCAAATCTAGCAACAATAGCATCAGCATCTTCTGCTTTATTAATTATAAATCCACCGCGCGATATGTCCGTCATTTGATTTGATGAAACATATCCTTTGCGCTGCATTTTGCTTTTGGCTTCTTTGATCTCTTTTAATCCAGGGTTTTTAAAGGTAACTCCAAGATCACTTTCAATATCCGCAGCTATTGTTGCAATGTAGGATTGGGATTCATCCGCAATTGCATATATATCATCAACCGTTTCCACCGGCTGACGCGCTTTTAGATCCGCCTCTATATCATTAGGACTTCTTGCGGAAACGTCGGGTGTAACCTCTTCAACACGAAACATATCTTGCTCTAGCTGGTCGGCCTGGCGTTGCGCTGCTATGCCTGTTGGTTCGTCGAATCCGTCAAGAGCTGGTTCTTCAATCTCAGATCGCGCGATCGGCGCTGGATCATTGATAGAGCGTCCAATGTCGCCAGTTCTGACGCTTTCGAAATCGCCTGAGTCAATTGATCGTCTGACAGCATCGACAAATCCGCTAGTTGGATCTGAGTAGTTTCCTGTGGATCTAGCTGTTTTAGCTGCATCGTTAAGGGCGTCTGAGAGGGGGCCTTTGCGGTTTGCGAGGGCTTGGAGGAGCGCGATCGTTTGGCCATCTGTTGCTGCCTTTCTTTCATTAGCTGATTTTGCTAAGACGTTGCCTTCTGCTTCTAGGCGGTCAGCGTTTCGAACTAAGGTTTCAAATGCCGATTTGTCACGGCGTAACTCTTTATATGTGCGATCTAATATTTTTGCACGTTCAACATAAAAGCTTTCGGCAACCACTTCGTCACCGAACAATGATGTTTGCTCTATTGTTTCATACCCTGCTTCTCTTACCTGTCGAACAATTGCCTCTGCTTGGAACTGATTGCTTGGGCCAGCTTTAGCCAAAATATTAATTGCAGCAGTTTGTTGGGCAGGGTCACTAATTAAACGGCCAACAATAGCACCTTGGTTCGCTGGTATTACTCCATTAACTACCGCTTGAAACGGGCCATCTCCCAAAACTATCATGTCTCTTGCCTGGCGAACTAACTCAGATTTAGGCGGAAGCTCTGACAATCTGCTAGGATCTACCCTTAAAATCTTTGCAGCATCAATAGCCGTTCCAGTACCTTCTGCAATATTCTTCATTGCAGCTATTACACGAGCCTGTTCTGGCGTTGTGCCATCAGCTTGTCGCAACTTGTAAGCGATTACCTTAACGTCTTGGGATGGATCTTGTGACATAATACGTTTGGCAAGGCCAAGACGCTGGTGGCCATCAGCAACAGCAAGTCTTCCATCAGCGTATTCATAGACAGTAATAACGCCAGCTTTGTATTTATCCCAAGTGTTAACGCCTTGAAGCCGATCAGTAACGCCAAATTCATCTCCACCCTCTTTGAATTGAAATGTTCTTGCGTCAATCTCAATTTCCATTGGGTCTAAGCTATAGAAAACACCATCAAGGTTTTCGCCTTCTGCATCTGCTCTGATTGGAAGCCCTGCGTCTTGAGGAATAATAACTGGTTCAGCATTAGCCGTGGCCGCGCTTGCTGCTTCTAACCGCTGGTTGTGAACCGATATCGCCTCATTAGGATCTGGCGTAACAAATGGGTTTGCCGCTTCAAGATCCGCCTGGTTTGTCATAGCATCGATTACTAGTTGATCTTCTGGGGTTACGTTCTTTGTTCCGTTTGCTGTTAAGGCTCTCCAACCCCTTTGAGACTGTTCAACACTAAGTCTAAATCCACGACCAGCGAGAGGTAGGGCCGCGCCGAAAGCAGCGTTTGCTCCGACATTGTACACAAAATCCTTAAATGTATATTTAAGACCTAGTTCGTCATACCAATCTTTAACTGCTACTTCTGAAATAGCACCAGTGCCACCGTTTATAAGAGCGTTCTGCGCCATTCTTTTCCACAAGCTTTTAGACCATCCCCCGAAAGGCATTGTTGCCTGGGCTATTGGGTCAGCACCTGTTGCTCCCATAGATCCTATAAACCTACCAATCGCACCGGCCATGCCTGGGTTGGTTTCGTAAAGCTCTTCAAGCTCGGCCCTTTGCCCCATAACAAAATCCTTTGTCATTTCGGCAAAGGTTTCTTCATTTACAGAAGCTAGATCTGGCGGCAGCGTGGATTGATTATCACGGATAAAACTAAATATGTTTTCTGCTAATTGGTTATAGCCTCTTTGATCTCCACCAATATTACCAGCTAAAGGGGAGCTTACTAAAAGCGTACCAGGGTTTATATATTCGTTTTGTCCATAATATTTTGATAAGCCAGGAACTTCAAAATCTTTCAAAGCATCCATAATGGGTTTCCAAGCTTCAAATTTTGCAAAACCTTCGCTATTAGAACCACTGTCACCATTAAACTTTCCAACGGTAAAGGCCGTTGTTACATTTTCCAACCAAGGCGCTGGGGGCTTGCTCCTATATTCGCTAGGATTTAAGGCTGGGTTTGCTTGGGAAGATCCAAAAATCATGGCAGGGTCATTTCTATAAGCTTTCGCATATCAATCAAAACAGCTTCGCCCTCAGTATCTAAAATTGTTTGTTGATTTTTATACTTTATAAAGTAATTATTTCCTCCAGCATAAACCAGATTGTAATCATCACTTCCAGAAGTATAGGCGTTTTGATCAGCGCGGGTGGGCCTTTTATATCCCCCCAAGGCTTCAATCATTTCTGGATCTAAGGATGCACCATAAATGGATGCCAATATATCCTGTGGCGTTGCAGTTTCTAAAGCGCTCTCATAATTATCCGAAGTAAATCCAGGGAATATATAAGTATTTAAATCTCTAACCTCTTGGACACCGCCAGTGCCAGCATTTATATCTGCGCCCATTGCTCTATTAATTGAGTCAATCCATTTACTTTCGTTAAAGAAATCATCAGATCTGGCAACATCAGCGTAAATTGCTTTTGCGGTCAGCATTACGGAGGGCATACCTTCGGGTAAAAATTGAAGAGCCGCTGAAGTCAAATCTCTAAATGCTTTATTTGTGTTTGTGGATGTAAATTCAGCGGGGCCAACTTTTCCTTCTATAAGGGCTTGACCCTTTAAAGCAGCTTCAGCATTAGCAAGACCACTGCCAGTTTGACTAGATATAAGAGATCCGACTTGGGCAAAGAATGGAGATTCTTTAGATATTTCCTCTAAAAACTTCGGAGAGTTTTGACCAGAGCCTTCAACGATAAGGCCAAGAACTATCATTTGATCTGCCATCGTCCCATTTTCAAGAATGTTTTTAACTGCTAATTTTTCTGAAATTGTAAGAAATTTTATTGGAGATCCGTATTTACCAGATACCAACCTGGCGTCCCCTATGCGCTGTAAGATCTGGTCACTGACTTTGCTAGGATCAGTGAAATCTATAGGAGTAATGTTAACTCCATTACCGATACCATCACTTAACCCAACTGTTGCAGCAAATGAAATTGGATCTGATTTAAGCTCGGCTTTCATATTAGAAAGCATTTTTTCTGCAAGATCTCTAACTTCAAACTCGAAAGGAGTATCAACGCCCTTTGCACCCACAAAGGTATCTTCACCAGGGCTTCCGTCAATTCCAGGCCCTTGGGGAATTACTTCGCCAGTTTCTAAATAATCTGATATAAACTTCTCTATATCAGCGGGTCTTGCCGTAGATAAAGCAGTGGCAAGCTCGTTCTGGCCCTCAAGCTTCAATAAATCCTGGACTAATTCTTTTGTTAATTCTTCTGGAAGCTTTTTGATATTGCTCCTTAAACTATCAATAGCCTCTTGGCTTAGTGGCTGTCCCGAATCTAATTCTTTTTTAAGACCAGATAAGGATTCGGTTGCAAGATTAATGAAAGGTTGAAATTCTTCTTTTTCTTGAGCCTCAAGCCCATCTACTTTTCTTTGAGCCGCAGCTAAATAAGTAACAGCAGCGTTGTAGGTATCAACCTCAATTAAAGTATCACGACCCGCACGGCCCTGCCCTTCCATGCCGCCCTTTAAGTCATCAACTTCAGCGGTTAAATCTTCAAATGACATCTGCCTATAGACTGAAGCTTTTTCAGCATTAAACTCAAGCATCCTAACTGCCTCTTGTGCTTTTAAGCCGCTTTCGTTTTCACCAAGATTAATAGCTGCGGTTTTTAGGCGCTCTATTTCTGCTAGGCTGGGCATCCCACCTTTGGAAAGGATACCGGCTTGTCCTCTAACATCTTCCAAAACCCCAGCACTTTTTGAAGCCAGCGCTCTTAAATTATTATTATAAGCAGGTTTTAAAAATTTTCTAAATGATTGAGTTTCTTCTAATGACATTCCAGGCATCGGAGTAGTCAGAAGAGTTGATAGAATTTCTTCTTGCTTAGTAATAGAAGATTTATTAAATTCAAATATTGCTTTTTCTTTATAAGCTGCATTGTTAGTGCCAACCTCAAAGGCATCAATCTGCTCCTCAGTAGCGCCTAACCCAGCAAGCAATGTTGCAGCATCCGCAATTGATTGTGCTATTTGTTTTTCTGAGTTACTCCCTGCCCGTATGGCACTCTCAAGTATTTCATTAACTTTTAAGTCAGCAATATCAGTTAGTTTCTTTGCAGATCTGGCTGCTTGAACTCCAACATAAAAATTAGAATAGCGTTCTTCAGCTTTTCCTATAGCCCCACTTAAACGTGATTGCAGAAGCATTGACGCCCCAGGATCAACGTCAGCTAACGCAGATGAATAACCATCGGTAAGATCCCTTAGTTGTGCCTGGACTTGGGTGAAAGATGTTTTGTTTTTCTCACCATCATTAAGGATCTGCATAATATATACTTCGGCATCTGCCTGGACTTGAGCAACAGCTACCTGAGAACCTAAAGCGTATGCAGATTTTTCAGCAATACTTCTAGGCCCACCCTTTGATTTAATATCTTTAAGAGTGGGGAAGGCTCCATCAGTACGGATAAGCTCTTCACCCCTCATTTTAGCATCGTCAGCACCTTGCTTCATTGCAAAATCAGACATCCGGCTAACTTGCTGAGAAATATTAGTACCAAGACGGGCGGCTTCCCGCGTGTCAGCAAAATCTGTTTGCGTTGGCTGACGGTCGACAATGCCAAGTCGCTGATATCTAGGGAGAACTGCCATGCTTATTTTCCTAAGTTAATTGTCCATATCGATATGCGCCCTGGCCTATACTACCAGCAGCAGAAACATACGATGATAACATCGCAGACCTACCAGCAGATCTATAAATTCCAGCTTGGCTTTGAGCTTGGCCCAGCGCCAATACCGCATTGTCGGCAGCTATTGATTGCTCTCTTACTCCCTCATTCATTGCGTATCCCTGCAAGGTAGAAGCAGAGCCAGAAGTGGGATCAATACCGCCAGCCGCAGACCTAGAAACGATTGCCGCCAGTGTTTCATTTAGGTTTCTCAAAGCGTCAGCGCCTCTTTGCTTATAGGCAATAGCCTCAGATCTGCCGCGCAGCTCTGCTTGCAACGCCTGGGCGTCATAACCCCTTTGCTGGGATCTACCGGCTGACATCTGACCCGCTGCTGAAACTCCAGCCATTAATAGCTGACCGCCTCCAGAAGATGCAAACGTCATGGCGGCTTTTCCCGCCGTTAAAATTGCTGGTGCTAAAGCAACCATATCTAATTCCCCACGCTTAAACGATAATCAAGACCAAGAACGGTCATAGCCAAAGGTACGGTTTGGCTTATTGTAATTTGTCCCGTTTGACTAAAGCCCAAAAATCCATGTGCAACCTTAGTGCCGGTAAATGGCTTAACCGCTATGTCAAGGACATCAACGCCCAAACTTCTAAACGAAATTTCTTTTTCATTAATGGTCATGTCTTGAGTGTTGTTTACAATTGCATCAACTTGAATGATCCGCTTCTTAAATCCCTGCACAGATCCACCCGAAAGCACAGGTTCGGCTGGCATAGTTCTAACTGTAACAGGATAATCTAATCCGACTTGAAAACTAGATGTTGCCGGTGTTGTGAAAGTAATTGTAAATGGTGAGGCGGGAACCGTCTGAGATGCCAGCACAACGCCATCGCGTATTATTGCTACCGTCTTACCCCGTAGCTGTGTCATTGCTACTGAATTAGCAGCTCCGCCAGTCTTGGCGCTATCTAGGGTAAGACTAGAATCAAACTTCTCCAGCATATACCTAACTTGGCTGTTTACTGTGCGTTTAACAATTACATAAACATCAGCAATCTCAACCGATACCGCAATAAAATCGCCATCTGTAGTAAAACGGCTAGGCGCAATAACATTCTGCCCCACTAGAATAGAGTAAACGGCCATAGATCCGTCTGTTCCGTTTACAATAAATATGCGATCACTCTCATCAGTAGAGGCAGCGCGTCTAGCAGCCAGGTCAATCGGGTTCTTTAACAGGTGAGAGCTAAGAGCAGAAAGAGGCTGCACCTGGTATGATGCAGTTTTGTCACCAAACTGGAAGGCGTTTAAAGATTTACCCTGCCTTTGAATGAATACAGTAGCACCGTTAAGATCTTCAATTGGAAGACCAGGCTTTGTTCCTAATCGTGTTTGTGGTCGAACAAAGAAAGTGGAGGGGGTAATCGGATTATCGCCAGACTGAAGAACCGCAAACTCTGCGCCAGTAGTAAAGACGCGCAAGTCGTTTCCAGAAAACAAATTAACAATGCTGTTAAGCTGATTTGTATTTATTGTTGCCTCAACGCTTTCATCATCAAGCCCACTTCCAGCGCCGAAGTCAAAGAAATTTATAACTTGCGAACCCCATATTGTATTAGCTCTTGATTTAGATCCACCAAAATATAGACGCCCTTCATGGAAAGCGGCAGACCTGGGCCAGCCACGGGCATTAGACCAAACGTCTTCATATCCCTGTTCGCTTTCCCAGTTTCCAGCAACAACTGCACTTGTGTCAAAAAAACTAACTTCGGTAACAGCCTTCATTACCGTGTTAGAAACAAATTCAACATAACGAGCGCGGCCAAATGTGCTTGTTACTTGAGCAAATCCACCAACGGCAGAAGCTTCAAAGGGATGCACAGAATAGTTTGACGTTCCATTCGGCGCAGTATCCCAAGGAGGATATACTGTTAGTACCTTTGAAGAACCAACATAATCCTCAACCTGGCGCGTTTGACCTGATCCAGTACCAGAAGTAATTTTGACAAACATTCCGTTAGGTGCATCATCGGACGAAAACGAACTTGAAGACTTTAAAGTAATTGTGTTCGCTGAACCAGCTTGAGCATTTCCAGTATCCGTAGTTGCAGCAGACGCCGTTATAGTAATATTTCCAGTAGACGCGCTGGGCGTAATTGTGAAATTTGGCAAGTGTGTGCTGAATACATAAGGGTATTGGGGCAGGTTTTTTAAAGGAAGGTTTTCTAAAGTCCAGCTTGTATCTGAATTTCTAACTAAACGCTTTGTTTGCAAGTCCTCATGGCAAAGTATCAGTGTATCTACAGCTTGAGTGTAATTTATCTCATCAAGCATAGCAGCCGTAATAGGTGTGGCGGCTATAAAATCATTGCCCGTTCCATTAATATTTGCTTGAAGAACTCCAGCCTTAAAAACGTAAATCCTTTGATTAACAAAAACCAAAGAATAGCTATCAGTCACACTAAACTCAAATGGAATTATCTTAAAGTCAGTAAAGCCTGTGCCAAAGTCATAGACAAATCTTAAACCCTCACGGCGCTTAAAGCCACCTTGCGGCTGAATGACTACATTGGTGGCTTCCTCAACAGCGTTTTGATATTGTGCCAAATCTGTTCGAGCGCGAAGAAGCGGATCAAGCTCACCAACAGAGAAATTTGTTTGGAACTGTACAACCCGCATATTAGTTTCTCACATTAATTAAAGAATAATCCTCAATAACTTGTGGCAGCTTGCCACGGCTATCAATGTTTATTGCTTCTCGCATTAAACCACCACGGTTAGCATCCGCTGGGGAGCCAAACGCCAGGGAGCGAAAATAGTCTGATTTAGCTAATTGGTCAGTAATTACAAAGCCAAGCTCTGCAGCTAATGCTGTACGAAGCAGTCTAACAAAATACACTGGCATTTTAGCCTCTGAAACTGTGCTTTGATAATCAATAAAAACCGTTTCAAAATTTGTAAATAATTGGTCGCCGTAAATATCCCATCCATACTTTGCAGAAGATTGATTAGTGCCGTTGCTGGGAAATAAAGCAATAACACCAGATAGCATATCGCCTGGTAGCTGATAGGCATACTTCCATTCATCAAGTGGGTTGGTAGATAAACGAGCAATCTGAACCTTCTTTACGCTCCAGCTCCACATATAGTTTGCAATGACGTTATCACGAAGATCAGGATACAAGCGATCACAAGCTTGTGCGCCATCACTGCCCTCTGTGAAAGATGATATAGGAGCTGCGCCTAACAATATTAGAGCGTCCGAACATATTGAAAGCGAAGTGTCACCAGCGGCCATGAGCGTTCTCCAAGAGGTAAGAAAGGGGCGGCGAACCGCCCCAGTCTTTTAGGTTACACCAATTGCTGTTCCAGCAGTAACATCGACAACTGTGCCGTTATTGCTAAGAACAATGCTAAGTGTTGCCGTTGGGGTGTTCGTATCATAATGATACAGAAGATCACCAACTGCGAGAGTGTCAGCCAAACTGTTAAAGTATCCAGCTCCAGTTACGGTAGCTTTTGCTTCAGCGCTAATATAGGAATACATACTAGGTGCATTTCCTTTCTTAGACGCAGCGATGGTTGCAAATCCTACTTGAGTAAATGCCATTTTTTAGTTCTCCTTATTCAGTGCATGAGACTTGTACTAAGCCCTCTGCATCAATGGTTACAGAACCGGCAGAGAACATTGAGCTAACCAAGAACGATGTCTTTTCTGGGACATAGTTAACTTCGGTTTTCTGAGACATTGACTCAGCATAGCCCATTGAATCTTTGTGCCAGGCGAAGCAATTGCGGGTGCTAGGTTTTGGAATACCACCCTCATCACGATCACCCATAGTCAAGATCTGAAAGCCCATGAATGAATTAATTTCACCACGGACAAGAGCCTTTACAGAAGCAAAGTCTTGGCTTGTTACTTCAGCTTCACCCAAGAGTGCATCTAACTGACTTGCGTGCATCAAAAGGAAACGGCCTTCGGATGGAACATTTTTAGTGTTCATTGCTTTCGCAGTAGCGCGAAGCTTTGCAATGTTCATGTTCGTTGCGTTGCCACCAATAGTTGTTGCAACAGTTGTACCAGCGTTTCCAACCATTGCATCAATGCAAAGCTGGTCCATGCGACGCGCAATGGATTTTGATACAACTTGTACCAACTCAGAACGCTCATCAAAGTTAATGTGCGACTGCTGGAAAATGTCAGAGTATTCGGCAGCAATGAAATCAGACATTGTTGCTGTTACTTGAGCATAGGTTACGTTTAATGGTGTCACGTCCGTTTGTGGAACGCGAATAGTAGCAACACCTTTGCCAATCTTTGGGAATTTGACAGTGTTACCGGCTACACCTGTGCGGGTACGCATTGTACCGCGAAGTAGTGATTCGGCTTGATAAGCTTGCTTGACCTCTGAATCGAATAAGTCAACAAACGCCGTTGTGACGTTCTGCGCCATTGCAGATACCTCCTAATG